ACTCATAAGAGCGCATGCGGCGATCAGTACAACGTACTTCATAATCCCTCCTTTTGGAAAATGTGGCAGAGTATTTTGGCCCCGCTCTGCCATCGGTACTAGACTCACCTAGTTACTATTAGCCTGTCATCAATTCATCAAACGCACGGTCTACATCACTCTTACCATTGGTGGCACCGTACTTGGCTGTCTCAGACGAGCGACTTTCTGCGGAAGTATTTCCCGAAAGCTGCTCATCGAGGATTGCGTCGACCTGGGCTGGACTAAGACGATCGAATAGATTTTCAAAGTCAGGCATGCGATCGAGGAGGGCGGGGATCGCTTCGCTGTCTGCCAGGAGGGTGGACGTGTTTCGACGCATCTTTAGGTTTGTCTGGGGATACGCTCCAGGCTTGTTGGGCTTGGTATAAGTAAGGGTAATGTCCGTACCCTCCTTCACATCAGTGATGTCACCGTATTCAGGATCCAAGATGTATCCCAAAAGTAGCTCATAAGCCTGCTTTCCGTAGCCGTAGACCTTAATTCCCTCGTCTTCGCGACCACGAATAACAACTGGCGAGAAATAGCGAGTGCGCACAAAGAGTGACTTCGCGAGCTTCTTGCTCTCCTCATCGTTGTTGTCAACTCCCTCGCGCCAAAGCGAAGAAGCAAATTCACATACGGGGCAGTGCTCGCCAAAGTTGCGCTTTGGACAGAGGATTCCCCCGCGATGCTCGCCCACATTATAGTGGAAGAACATTTCCTTTAGTGGATCGCCATCATTTGTCGGCACGATCCGAATATCTGTATCGCCCTCATCTGGCTTGAACCAGGGTGAAGAGCTGTCTTTGTTTCCTTCGCCGCGAAGGGATGCGAGCTTCTTTCGCATCAGTTCCATATCAATTCCCATTTTAGTTTCTCCTGTTGTTGGGTAAAGTAAATCAAGCTTTCCTTGATTTCTATTGTATAACACTCAACGTAGCTTGTCAAGTGTATTCTTGTATTGCGTTAGTGTGGGCAACGCAAAGCCCAAAATCTGTGTGTTCTGTTTCATAGATTGCATACGAGATACGTCTAAATGCGTTTTTAGGCTTTTCCTTAAGCATATCAACGATCTTTTTATGTAACCCTCCTTCATTCTCTAATCTGTCCCTATTGATACATAAATAATAACATACGTCGCGATGAATGTCAAGCTCAAAAAGCCAATTTTCTTGAAGATTTTTAGTATTTAAAATTCCATAAGTACGAATACGGTTTATGTCCAAGGGATTAGCCGTCATACCAATCTCAGGCTCAGCGTGTGTGAAATAATTTATATAGTGCACAGTAGAAAAGATAGAATCGTTTAAGCGTTCATAGTAAGATTTAATCGGAATATTTCCTAAAGTTTCTTCAATCAAAGTATTTGAAAAAGCTGTAAATGAAGAAAGCAGTCCAGATCTTGCATATTGCTGCAGCACGCTAAAAACCACTTTATCTAATAATTTAGGAATACCTGTCATTAGCTCCGAGTCGGGCTGGATATAAAACACGTCTACCTTTCTATGCTTTAGTTGTTCCAAAATACCTAACGCGTAATTTGAACTATAAGAAGATCCAACTACGAAGAATTGAATATGCTCATCAATTGGTGCAAAAAACTTTGTTAGATTAGGGATATTGTTTTCATACTCTTCGGGAGTATCAAACGACTTAAGTTTATGTTTATACTTTGAATTTCTTTCTATACTGCTGTTCAGCATATAAACATTATAATTCTTCGTTTCTTGGAAGCGAGTGGCAATTTTTGCAGCGGCATTGCCCAAGGCAACAATTGAAATCATAACTTTAACTCATTAAGATTATAGTAATCTTTTCCAGCACGCAAATTAGCTAAGTATCCGTCCTCAAAAATATCACGAATGCCAAAGACTATATCACGATCATCGTCGCTGTAATCAATTACGATTTCATCATGTACTACATGTGAGATAAACGACTTCTTGCCCTCAAGCATTTTATCAACCAATACTGCCTTCTCTAGCACGCGATCGGAAGTCGTACTTTGAATTAAATAATTCAATGCCTTTCTCTGCTCCACTTTAATTTTACGTCCGTATGGTGTATGAATATAACCATCTTTATAGTATTTGTCAAGCACTTTTTCGCGATCATAATAATCCGACTCAATATCGTTCGATTCAGGATTGTATAACCATGCAAAGAAATACAACTTTGCCTCTTCTCGCGTCATAGTAAGATCATTAATGACATTTTGAACATTCCACTCGTGAATGTCATACTCTGGCTGCTGTTGACCACAAAGATCCAGCAATGTGCGTATCTCGGCGCCGTTATAATCAAGACTCATCATCAAGTCATTGTGGGGCTTGATTATTCGCCGCAAATCCTTCTTTAAATTTAAAATGGGGAACGATTCCGGGTGCGTTGTAAGGCGCCCAGTGACAGTGCCAAACATATTATAATCAATTCGTCTATAATTCTTCATAAGTTCTTGAATCTTTTGACGATTCATCGAAGAATAAAATAGATGCTTGCAATCTTCGCTATTGAGATTAAGTTTCTGATATCGAATCTTATGTAGAAGTTTATATACAGCGTCTAGGTGCTCGTAATTATCTGGCTTCTCATATGTTTCGAATACATGCTGTGTAATTTTATTTTTGATATCACAGAAGCGGACAAGAAAGTCGTGAGGGATCAAATCAAACACGCAATGATCCACCATGTTGACCTTCGCAATCTTAAAAGACTTCAAATAGGCCTTCATTTTTTTTCTTGTGGCCTGAAGTTCGTTACACAAATCTTCTGGGCAGCAATCGGTGATATTGCGGCCGCCGGCGCGTATCCAGGCATACTCCACCGATGGGTCTGTAATAGAAGCGCTGTAGCGCCATGTCTTTGTTAAATTATCAGGAAAATCTTCAAACGACAGTTTGCCGTCTGCGTAGATTCCAATGCATTCTGACTTATCGTCAAGTGCTTGAAATATCAATATCCACCTCCGGTACCACCATCACTTGTCATTGTTGTGCTTTGTTCTGATTGTTGCTGCATGTCTGACATAAGTATTTTTAGCTTTCTCATATAATAATCTACTGAGCCTGAATAGTCAAATGGTTTTCCTAAAAATCTTTCAAGCACAAGAAGTGAATATTGGACTCCTCTTAGTTTTGATTGTTCGTGTAATTCATGAATTAAATTTTTCATCTCTATATCTGAAATCAAAACTTCAGTTTCAGCAAATCTTAATTCCATATATAAAGGAAGAAAATAATCTAAATCGAACTCATCGAAAAAATCAGTGGGTGAATAAATTTTCGGTTTTACAACTACATTTATATATTTTCCATCGCAATATTCAGCTTCGGTCCATCCTTGTTTTTTAGTGCCTTTATATAAATCAAATAAATGATTTTTAAATTTTAAATAAGATGGTTGTGCAACAGGCGAATAATAATCAATAAAAACTTTTTTAGCATTACTAATTCGATTGAAGCGTCCAGAGTATTGTCGCATTATGGGCGAATTTAAATCTGCCACTAAGCGCCATGGTATGTTGCGGTCTACCATAAAACCGAAGTTGTTGCAAGCGCGTAAATAAAATTCCCAATTTTTGCTGTCTAAAAAATATTTAAGCTTGTCCTCGTCATTTTCGTATTTAAGGTCTGCTATTTCAACAGCTAGGCCGGTGATAAAAATTGAGGCAAGTCTACTTTTGACAAATCCCGCTTCTGTGAAAGGGTACTCATTTGCTCCTTTAAAAAGTAATATTTTTAATTCGCGCACAAATTGGGGAAAGTCTAATATTTTTATATGGGGTGCGCGCAATTGTTTAACTAAAACTTCATTATAAACTTTTAAATATCTTTGATAAGTTTCTCTTGGGCTCTCAAAGGCCCTGTAAGCTTTCAAGTTGCTTAAATATTTTTCTTGTGACGATATAGTTCCGCGAGCTATATGTTTTGCAAAATGTTTTTGAAGCTCACTAAATGCTTCTACAACAAAATTGAAAGCGATTTTTGTTGAAACTTCGCGCGTTGTAGCTGGAGCATCTAGGAGCGGTGAAAAATATACGGGAGTATAAACTTTAATTGGTACATAGTTTTGATCAACTCTCCCATAGAGCATTTTTTCCCCTTTATTAAAATCAACAAAATTAGGATACATTCTTGCAAAAGGCACACATCGCTCCTGATACATACGATAGTTAATATATAAATTTAAAGTAGTGTCGTCGTTTTTAGTGCGATACATAACAAGTGCCCTTTGATTAATTAGTGACTCAAAGAAGTTTACTTACTGCTCAGTCATCATCATCCTCACCTATGCCAAACATGCTTCCGAGACCGTCGAGGAGTGAGCCCGCTACGCTCTGCTCTTCTGGTTCCGGTATATCCATTGAGGGTGTAGGCGGATCTGCTGAGCGCAGATCACGACACAAGCTGGACTCACCATCACCAAGACTAGTTTCTCTTTCGTCTTCTGCGGCTTGCTCTTCAAGTTGGTTTGCGGAGCTATGGACCCATTTTGTGTGCAGCTTCGTTCTTGCGACTCCTGGGCCGAATTCATGAGTAGACCGAATAATCATACAGTAACCGCCGATTCCATATTCAGTTAAGTTGAATTCGTCACCTTCTATCAAGTTAGATTGTGGTGCAAAGCCGCGCGGATCAACAAAGATATAGGTGCCCGGAAAAGTTTTAACATTGGCATAAGTTTCTATATCAATATCATACACAAGGTGTAGTTGTTTAAAGCCGTCGTAACCGCTTTGTTCAAAGCGAACCTCTTGAAGGCCGGTAGAATTAGTTTTATTTAATTTAATATTCTTTACAATTCCTCTATCTTCGCCCAATATATAATGTTGAATACCATACTTGTCCGCATCCACTTCTGCGTTTCCTGTCATATATTCTTTAGGGGATGTGCGGCCTGCGAAATATACTAAATAACTTAAGTTTGACTCCTCTCCAGCATCCCCTCCATCCGGTTCGTCGCGATATCCTGAGATGTTAAGAACTGGTCGTGCGGACCTAGGCAACTCATTTAAATTAAGTCTCCGGTGCTCTCTCCACGCAGGGGTGTCCAGAATAAGCTGCGTAATTTCATCGGGATCATTAGAAGTCGATGGCCTTACTTCAGCGATGCGTGGCTTGTAGGATGACAACGTTGCTTGATTGAGTCTCACTTTTTGCTTTATATTAGTAGCAAAACAAGTATCGTTATTTAAAA